TCTGTTTCCAATTCTAGTAGTTGCAGATGGAGCTGAGAAAGAAATCTCATCACCCTCAATCTGATAGTTGTCTGAAGCTGCTGCTGCTAAAGCATCAGTTTGCCATTCATGGAAAACCGCAGTAGCTTTTGACTTACCAATACCAGACATGAAAGGAGTGTCAGTAGGAGATATTGAATAAATAATATCTGCTAAATCTTCTCTTTCACCCTTTGCATCGTAAGTTGAATATGTTCCAGTTACCTGTGCCATATTATTACTCCTTTGTTATTAAGTTGATTTATTTATTGTTAATCATATCTAAAAAAATACTAGCAGCATCATTAACACTTCCAGATTTTTTTAGTCGACTCAACTTTTCTTTCCTTGCTTTTAGACTAATATCAGATTTGCTTTGTTTAACCCCTGATGAAAAAACTTTGCCAGGTTTTGTAATTTTTTTTGCTAAATTTGGTTTAGCATTTTGTAAATTACGATACTTTAAGGCATCGTTCACCAACATTACTACTCTATGGTCATATACTTGTGAAATTTCGTTATCGTTAAAACCATAACCATTCATCAAGTCTTTCATAGAACTTGCCAATTGTAAAGCTTTAGACTTATCATTAAATTCTGGCATTTTCATAACCAGTTTTTTCTTTTGATCGTCTATATAACTTCTTAATTGCTGTTTCTGCTCCGATTGCGTTTTTTGCATAGCTTGATTAAGCTTTTCTTGCTTTCTCTTTAGTCTATGTTCAATCCTTGCAGCTTCAGTTGGATCTTCGTCATACAACTTTTCTAAATCAGCAGAATTAATTTCTGCATTTAGCTGTTGTTGGGCAACAGACAACATCTGATTAGCTTCATTAAGCTTAGTAGAATAGTCTTGCCTTTGCTTTTCAGACTCAGCAGCAAAAATTTTCTTATCGTAAGATAATTCTTCTGTCTTTCGTCTGTAATCAGCATCCCTAGAGTAACCATTTCTCAACTCATCAAGGGTAACATTGTATTCTTGACCTGCAACTTTAACTTTATAAGTCGGTTCTTCGGTGGAATCTTGTTTCTCTTGAGTCTCAATTTGTTCTTCTGATTGAGATACTTGTTCGGAAGTTTCATCGTTAGATTCTTCTTCCTTTATTTCCTGTTCCGCAGGTTGATCTTCTGTTGAAGATTCCTCATTTGTGGGTTCAGGAGAATCTTGTTGTTGTTTTTCTTCTTGTGGTGGTTCAGTTTGACCAATATTTTCTTCTTCTTTTGGATTTAACAAACCACTTATTGCTTTTGTTGCTTTATTCATGTCAGTTTCAGCTCCCTTTAATGGGTTAGCATAATTGTCCGCCATATTTTGCTCCTATAGTTAAGTTCCTGTTGTGTTAGGTTGACTTATTTTAACTTTTTTAGTTAAAATTTTTTATTTTTGATACTTTTACGAAAATCTTCTAATTGTTTAGAAGCTAATTTACCGGTATCAATAATTTCTTTTAAATTTTGTTCTACTTTACCAACAATATTGTAAGCTAACCAAAGCATTTCTCTTGTTTCGCTTTCTTTAGCACCTGTATTAAACAAACTTTCTTGATAAATTTTTTTTAATTTATCAAAACTTTCTTGCAGTAAAGGATTTTCAAAAAGCTGTTTAGCTTTGTTCGCCTGAGTCAGTTCCTGTTGGAGCTTTCCCTGTTGATCCTTGTCCATATAATTTACTTACTTGATCTTGTATTTGTTGCGATTGTTTTGCCGCTTCTCTAAAATCTTTTGTGCTTTCTGCTACAAGCATTTTATTTAGATCAGCTTCAGCTTTAATTTTTGATGAATCTATTTGTGCGTTATATTTTAATTCTAATTCTTTTAATTTAATTTCATTATCGTAAAGAATTTCTGCATTTTGAGATTTAACTTTTTTAAGCTCAATTTCAAGTTCTGCAACTTTTCTTTGTTCTTCACTAGCAATTCGTTTAAATTCTATTTTTTCAATTGGTGTTAAAGGTGGCGGTGGTGGTGGAGTAACCATTTCTTTACCCATATCAGGATTTACAAAATAATTTTCAACATTTTTTAATCCTGCGTTTTCTATAATTTTAGATAAACTATTATAAATATTTTTTAAGCTTACCATTGGATATTCTCTATTACCTTGCAATTGGAAAGCTTGTAATTGTCTTTCTAAAATATTATTTAACATTAATATTTGTTGTTCTTTAGAACCACTTCCTAATCCTACTACAATAGAAATATTAAATTTATTTCTCCATTCAGTAGGTTTTACCGGTACAAACTGATTATTTAATTCTACAATTCTTTCCTTATCTTGATATTTGCAAGTAAGTTCAAAAATTCTTCTAAATAAATCTTTAATACCAGTTTCAGCAAATACTCTTGCAATTAACTCCATTCTCATTTGAGATTGAGTCATTATTGCATTAACACCTGTAGCAGTTTTATTTAAACTGTCTGCATCTAAACCTTGATTGTATCTTGTAATACCAGTTCTAGTTTCTCTTACAGTATCTAAGTATTCTAATAATGGAAAAGCTTGTTGCGATATTGTTTGTGATTGCATCGGCAACATAACTTGTGATGGTGGTTGCTTAGTCCTTACAACTCCGCCAGGTCTTGATGTAAGTAGGTCATCTAAATTAACCATACCATCCATTATTGCAACTCTATTATTATTTGTTAAATACATATTATCTAACAACTGTCGCATAACTGTAGATTTAACTAACTGAACATCTTCTACTAATTCAGCTACTGATCTACCATAAAATCTGTGTGGCATTGGAATTGGTGTTAATGAACAAAAAGGAATATTATCACAAGGCATATTCTCTAAAATTTGATAACCACTTTCACCTGCTACAATAACTTTTCTTAATTCTGCAATTCCATCGCCATCCATATCTACTCTTACATAGCATTCATAAATTTCTACATCCTGAGTAGACTCATCAGGTGCAGCATTTAATGGCGATTGATCTATGTCGCTTAATCTTGTTAATCTTTCGTTATTTAATAAAATGTTATTTGATGTAGGTAAGTTTTCTACAATATCTCTATCAAATCCCATTTCAATTAAATCGGATCTAGTTTTCATAACTCTATGAGCTACAAAAGTTGCATCTTCAATTGATTTAGCAGTTCTTTGAATTAAAAATTCTTCTGGTGGAACATTTTCTATTTTAACCTTACCACCTTTTGATTTTCTTTTAATAATACAGTTATAAAGCATTGGTACAGGTTCTTCTCCAACCAATCTACCTTGTGCTTCAGCTTCAGCAGCTAAATCCGCCATAGCTTCTTTCATTTTTTCATCAACAAAGCTTTCTGTTTCTACAAACTCAACATTTTCATCATTGACTAATAACTGATATTCAGTTTCATCTAAATTTTGGTAAGTTTCTTGTTCTACTTTAACACTTTCATCCCAAAAAATTTTAACAATTCCATTTTTTTCTAATAAAGCATCTTTAAACCAAGTATATAAAATTGAAAAACCATTATTATCTTTGTTAAAAATGTAATTTATGTAATTAGTAGCTTGGTCAGCTAAAGGTACATCTTCAGATTTAACAGGTTCGCATTTTACCACTTGCGATGATGCTGTAAAAATTCTTAAAAGGTTTGGCAAGATGGTTTCTACAGTATCAGCAACATCTGTACTTACTACTTGTGATCTGCCATCTATTTCAGTACCAAGCTTTTCGCCCATGTAGTATTCCATAGACTTTTTTCTTTGTGAAGTAAGATTACTTCCCATAAAGCCAATAGAATTATTAATTTCTGAATTAATGATTGCTCTTAATTTATCTTCTGTAACTTTTTCTGCCATATTAAACTATATAATTTGTATTGATTGGAACTTGTTTTTTCCAATTTGAAATTTCAGCACCCTGCCCAATTATTCCAGTTCTAAAACTATCAGCACAATGGGATGCGTAATTGTGCATGGGTTTATTTTTAAAGCATTGGTTTTTATCATCCCACCTTTTTTGATAAGCTTTTAAATACTCAATGCCTGTTAAACATTTTTCTTTATCAAACCAACAATTAGGTAATGCTTTTCGTACTGCTTCAATTCCATCTTCAATTGACAGCTTTGGAGCTACTTCAAAAGCAATACCCATTTCTAAAGCACTTTCTAATCTTGATTTACCAAGATTACCTAGTTCCCTAACATTAATATCATGGGGAGCTATGTGCTTTGAATATTCGTACCCCTTTGAATTTAAAATTCCTGCATAATGATCTAAACCATAGCCACTATTTTCATAATAATCTATTAATCTGATTTCACCTTTATATCTTTGCACAAACCAGATTGCTGTACTATCGTTAAGACCTAGATCCCACCAAGTTTCAACATCTAAATTATCATCGTAAGCTACTTTGCAAATTCTATTTTCTTTTGCCAAGCCCTCTATAATTTGACCATAATAACTTCCAGTAATTGCAGCTTGAAAGCTACATTCAAATTCTTGGTCGTATAAATCTTTAGACATAACAGCTTTCGCTGCATTTAATTCTTCATCGTCTAAAATTTTAGTTTCACTAGCTTTAAATACACAAGCATACCAACTTTTATTTTCTTTTGCTTGTTCGTATAAATTATAAAAATAATTTCTACCTTTTGGTGTACCTATAAACACACACCAACCTTTTCTATCTGCTAAGGCAGGTCTAATTATTTCTGGAAATACACTTGGCTTGATGCTTTGAGTTTCATCAAACACACATCCATCTATTGCTAGACCTCTAATGGCTTGTTCGTTATCTACACCTAAAATTGATATTCTGCTTTTATTGGGCAAATCGCATCTAAGCTCAGATTCATTAAATTTAGTACCAGGTATCTTTTCTGCATACTGTTTAATGTAATCCCAAGCTGTTTGCTTTCCTTGTTGCCTGTAGGGGCTTAGAAACACATATCTACTGTTGGGCAAGGGATTTGTTAAAGCTGATTTAAGTAAATGATTTACCATCATTACTGTTTTTCCAGCTCTACGATGCAGCACTAAAACATTAAATCGGTGCTTATCAATTTGCCTGTGCAAAAAATTCTGTAATTTTCTTGGCTTGTATGGGATGACAATATTTGTCATTTTAAAACAAAACCCCCTACTTAGTGTACTGTTACACCTTTTGGAACAAGTAAGCTTTCAATGCCTAAATCATCCATTAGGTGATGTGAAAACTTTTTGCATTCTGTTATGTCATCAAAACCGCCAAAGTGTACTACAACACTATTGCTAGACTCCATTACATAAATAATTGCGGAGTAACCTTTTTTGCCATCTAAATAATCCATCATTGAAAATTCCTTGTTTGTTTATGTGTACCACCCCTAAGTTTTTATTTTTATTCCATTACAGGTTTGCGGTGTCGGTTCGTTCAAAACCCCCCAAATTCTGAGCTTTTGTTAGAAAACTGATACATAATCAGTTGCTTTGGTTAATTTACCTTGAATATATTAGTTTTTATGTTCCAGGTATAAATTTGGTATTGGTTAGCTTGTAATATTTTGTAGTTTAGAATAATTCTAAGAACATTTAGAGAACATTTTGCCTTAATTTGTTCTATAAGAGAGTCTGTGCTAGTTTCACACCAGACTCATCTCT